ACATTTAAAATCTCACAAGATAAATTATTACACACTTCACGCATTGACTTTCAAAAAACCCCAGATAGAATCAAGGATATTAGATTTCATCTTTCCTGATTTTTATTTGGTGTTTCAACAAACAAAAAACAAATTCTTCTCATCGTCAAAAATGAAAGAGTTTGCGAAACAAGCAAAAACAAAACTAGAAAATAAAATAAACAATAATTAAAAATATGGCTAAAAAATACAATGCAAGCATGTTTGATAAAATCAAGGATGCCCTAAAGAAAACAGAAAAGACAAGTGGTGGATCATTCTCAAACTTAATGAGATTCCCAGCAGGACACACCTACACAATTAGGTTGATTCCAAATGTAGAAAATGTAGATGATACGTTCTTCCACCATTGGTTAAATCAATGGTCATCTAAAAAGGATGGTTCATTTGTATCCGCAATTTCATTGAAAACCTTTGAAGAGCGTGATCCAATTAATGAGGCTCGTTGGAAACTCTATAAGGAGTGGAAAGCTACCGAACCTTCTAAAGATGACAAGTTCGAAAATCCTATTAAAGAAAAAGAAGCTTGGTTAGTAAATGCATATTGGGTGGATAATCCATCCAATCCAGAACTTAATGGCAAGGTCCAAATTCTTAATATGGGACCACAGCTTAAAAAGATTGTGGATACTGCAATGATTGGTGAGGATGCCGATGAATTTGGTGCCGCTATCTTTGACTTGTCAAAGGACGGTTGTGACTTCAAAATCAAAGCGGAGGAACAGGGGATTTATACTACATATATATCATCTCGTTTCTCTTCGAAGAGTAAGTTAGATCTTTCCGATGAAGAAATCGAGGCGATTTATGAAAACGTTCATGATCTTAAACAGATTTATTCCGTGAAGACGGTTGATGAACTTCAAGCACTTCTAGATGATCACTTTTATTGTGGTGAATCGGAAGTAGTTAATAAAGTTGAAAAGAAACCTCTCCAGAAAAAGGAAGTTTCTAAACCTAAGACCCCGGTTGTAGTTGATGAAGATGTAAATGATGACATTCCAATGTTTCATAAGTCTGACAAGACTAATGATCCAGACGTTGACGATCTCCTAGCTTCATTAGATATAGACTAATATGCAAGATAACGGATACGTGCCACCAATGTCTCCAGATGATTTTGCCGCATTAGCGGCATTCGCTGGACCAATCTATCAAGAATCTAGGGTAATTGAATCATTCACATCGAATAATCCAATTCCTAATACTCATGATAATTATGGGAGTATGAATATCAAACAAGGGCTTGAGCAAGCACAACGACTTGCTCAAGCCTCTGTTGTACGTCCCCCACAACCTATGTATGTTCCTCCAGCCGTAGCGGTAGATATTCCAGATGTGGAAATTGGAACCGCATCATTCACACCTTACCCTCAACCTGTTGAAAATTTTCCAACACCAGTTGAAGGTGATCAATTAGAATTTTCGTTTAGTCAAACTAAACAAGATGATACTAATAATTTATTAAAGGAAATATCTAATAAATTATCAAAACTTATAACTCTTTTAGAAAAAAAAGAAAGCGGGAATATCATCCCAAAGTTGAAACATGTCAAAAATCAAATTTAATACGGAAGATTTTAAGAATTTTCTCGAAGGATTATGTAAAGTAAGTGATTCAGCGATTCTAAATTTGGAAAATGACAGAATATATGCTATATCCGCTTCGGAAGATCGAAGTATGTTTTTATGGTCCACCTTAGAGTGGGATTCCAACATTAAACAGACGTTAAATCTACCTTCGGTTAAGAAGTTATCCAAATCTTTAAATTTAACTACTGGTTCTGATGTTGAGTTTGAGTTGAATTCTAATAATTTAGAGTATAAAGGATCTAAGGTTAAATTTAAGTATCATTTATACGGGGACGGAATTTTAGTAGCTCCGAAATTAACTCTTACTAAGATCGAGAGTCTTCAATACGAATATGAATTTGAAGTTTCGAAAGATTTCTTATCAAGTTTAATAAAACAATCTTCAGTTTTCAAAGATACCAAGAAATTATACATCTTCACGGAAGATAATAAACTGTATTGGTCTTTGGCAGATAGAACTCAAATGAATACTGATGTTCTAACAATAGAGGGAGAAGATGTTGACTTTGAAATGGATGATTTCATTCTAAACCTCGACAATATCCAACTATTATCATTCGGAGACGCTAAATCATTCACATTTAAGATTAATAAGATGGGAATTGGAAACATTACCTTGAAAAATGGGAATGTTGAGTTAAATTATATATTATCATCACTAACTAAATGAAACAACAACGTAAAAACAATATTGCAACAGGTGGCTATTTTTTAAATAGATTGAGGGATAGTGGATTCATTGCCATTCGTTTGTTTAAAGACTATGGATTACATGATTCTCGCAAATGGACTATTATGGTTGATCCAGCGGGTCACTCCTTAATGATTACTTGTTATGTTAATAAGGAAGGACCGGGAGATGTACAATTCGAATTTAATGATGGTGGTAATAGATTCACCAAAAATTATAATCTCAGAACTCAATCAATGGAAGTTATTGTAACCACATTAATCGAGAGAGGAGATCCACAAAAGACTATTGATAGTAATTACTCAAAAGAAGAGTAAATATATTAATGGACGATAACCCGGAAGACTTAAAAGAATTCAGCGACGAGGATATAAAAAACATTCTTAAAGAAGCTCTATCTTTACAGATAAAGGAAAAGCGGAAGGTTCCTAAAAAGAATCAATTAAACAATGCTCTTATAGGCACTATCGGTGAATTTCTATCATGTTTTAAACTTATAGGATATGATCTTGAGGGTAATCCAATCAATATGACTGTATATAAAGAGAAGATGGAGAAATCGGCATTAGACAATTTTTTTATGGAAGAAATTGGACGTTTTATGAGTCAACGTATGGGTTAATTATGTTCTGGGTAAAAAGAATTAAAACAGGTGACACTTATGCCTGTCAGGGTGGTGATCATGTCGGTAAATTGTTGATCTATATTGACAAGAACAAGCATGAATATGGATTTTTAGCCACCCCATCGATGGAAAATGTATGGGTGCCTATTGATAAGTTTGATTTTGGTATTAAAAATAAAATAATAGAATATGTCGAACGGGTTCCGAAAGAGGTTAGAAAAGTTGCCAGTGTTAAGTTCGGGGAGAACAAAGGTAACATTTGATCTTCCGATTGATTATGTAATATCAAAGTTTTACGAATTGGGCTATAAAGTTAGCCATAATAATTATAATAACACGTATAATTCGTGTTGCCCTCTGTGTAGGGAGGGTAAAAGTTGGGGCAATAAGAAGAGATGCTTCTATATACCAGAAAATGACAATATATTTTGTCATAATTGTGGGGAGAGTCTCAAACCATACAACTGGATACGAAAAGTATCTGGTATGTCTGATGAAGAGCTTAGAAAAGATATTGGAAATAACCAGATATCAGTAGAATTGGTTTTCGATCTTCCAAAACCTCCCAAAATACAACCATCACTACCGGAGGATTGTATTAATTTATCAGATCCCAACCAACTAGAGTTTTATAAGAAAGATCACATTGTCCAGACAGCACTTTCATACTTAAAAGGCCGAAGACTAGATACTGCGATCAATAAACCTAGTTCATTTTTCATCTCTTTAAAGGATTACACTCATAAAAATAGATTAGTTATACCATTTTTAAATACATCTGGTAAATTTATACATTATCAATCTAGAAGATTGTTTGAATGGGATGAAAGACCGAATTATTTGTCCAAATTTAACTCCGATAAATCTATTTTTGGGATTGAAAGAGTGGATTCGGCACTAGATGATGTATTTATCTTTGAAGGACCGCTAGACGCCTGTTTTGTGCGAAATGGAGTGGCTGTGGCAGGTATCAATGAGGGTCATCATAAGTTTACACCTATTCAATTAGAACAATTGGAAGAATTGAAGTTCTTTAAGAAGATTTGGGTGTTGGATAACCAATGGAACGATAAAACATCGAGAGAAAAGACCTTAGTATTACTTGAACAAGGTGAATGTGTGTTTATTTGGCCTGAGAAGTTTAAAAAGTTTAAAGACATTAATGAATTATGTGTTTATTGTGGGTTGGATGGGATAAAACACGGATTCTTGAAAGCAAATAGCACCTGTGGTAGAGGTGCTATTTTAAAGTTTAAGGTTTTGTTTGGAAAGTTATAAGTTATTCGGGTTTTCCGATATCTAAAGTTTCATGTGCCTTTGACATTAGTAATTCGTATACCTTATCGATAGTTTCAATTTTTTGTGATGTTGAATCTTCTTTATTTATTGTAGTTATTGCCAGCCCAAGCATTTCTTGTTGAAGTTTAAGATATGCTACTTTATTTGTTACTTTTATTTTATTCATAAGTAATTGTATTTATTCTTATTACGGTCAAAGTCAAGTCAGAATATTCTTTCTACATCCTTACCTCTTTTATCAAAAATTAATGTTTTATAATCATAACCAGCTTTAATTGCTGCTTCTCTCTTAGCTTTATTTTTTTCTAAGTCTGCCTGATAGGTATATTCACATTTAACTTCAACTAATAGGTTTTGAGACTCCACATACATATCTGCAAAGTATACTTTATTTTTACCGTCCAGTTTATAACTGACAGTTGGAACTTTTCTACCTGAATCAATTTCATTGATATCGATTCCCATATGATCCACCATATATTTGATTCCCTGTGGCTCATATCCTTGTAGGTGGCTAAATCTACGACCATATATATCAACAGCTTTAAATTTATATCTACTGATACTTGATTTCTCGTTGATATCGGGATGTTGCATTGGATTATCAACTCCATACTTTTCTTGGTAGGAAACTTTTTTCCTATCATAAGTGGTGGGTAGATTTGCTGATTCGGTTAGAGTTCTTAGATCAATTCCAAGTTTTAGAAATTTTATTCTTAATCCAACTGGTGAAATATTATATTTTTCTCCTATTTTTTCTAGAACTTCACCACCTTCATACATTTTGATGGCATCTTCTAAGTCTTTTGAATCGATAAGTCTCTGAGTTGTTCCTTTAACTTTTCCATCTTCGGTTTGTCTACTTTCTTCAGCAGATCTCAAAGGTATATCATTTCGTTTTAGAAATCCTTTAATTGTGTTAAATGTGCATCCTATTTTCTTACGGATGGTTTGGATAGTTAATTGATCATCCACATACATTTTAATTATTTCATCTTCTCTTCCTTCTAATTCTGGACTAGTGGATGGTCTTGTGTCAAATCCATTCTTTTTGATAATGTTCTGAATAGGCTTTCGATCACATTCATACATTTTAGATAGTTGCAACACAGATACTTTATCATTCAGATGTAGATCAAGTATCTCTTCCTCTTTCCCTTGTAGTTTTAGTAATTTAGATTTCCAGATTACGTCATATTTTAATCTCATATTACTATTTAGTGCCAAACACGAAAAATCCAGTAATTTCTTACTGGATTTTTCTTTTAATTTGGTTTAGATTAACCGAAATAGGACATTCCCATTTGTAACAGACTTAAACTGAACGCTATAGGGAAAACGACATATTTAAATCTTGCATTACTTGTCTGAGCCATGAATCCTAAGAAGTTTTGATGTAGGGATGCTAAATCACTTGCAACACGACTAATTTTAGTTTGTTGTGACTGTTTCATCTTATCCATAACGGTATCTGGTTCAGCAGCAGCTAAACGGGATTGGACACTGTTAGGATCTTCACTATTAAGGAAGCTAAGGAACTCTTCAACTCTATCAATCCACTCTTGAAGTTCTCCAATGATTTGTTGATTACGTTTCGACATGGCATCAGCAACCTCATCAGTTACTTGTGCTTCTTCTGGTGACATTTCCATATTAGTATCAAATTCAGATGGATCAATACCATCATCCAATGAACCTTCCATAGCTTGTCTTTCCAGATCACGATCTAGATCTGCTTCTCTTAATACGGTAATGAAGTTTTTAGCGAACTTACTCATGATTATATTTAGTGTTTTGGGTAAATAATATTATGCCAGAGTCTCCATATTCTACAAAATTCGCTTCCGGTGAGATCGATCATGATCACGATCCAAGAACTCAAATGAGAAATTGGAAGAAAGAAGAGAAAGAAACCCATTATGCTCCTAATGTTCTACCTTATGAAATGGGAGAACTGCCAGAATACTTTGGTAATATGGTTGATAATGGTATTCAAGCATGTAAAGCTATCGAAGTTGCATTAAAGACTAAAGAATTCGAGAATAAAAAACAATTATTACGTCTCAAGAAGAATACTGAGAAGATGGTTGTGTATCTTTTACAAAATGTTGACTCCACGTTGGAAAAATACACCATCGGGGCAAGACATTTAGGTGATCGAGATCTTGATTTCGAGGAAATGGATTAATTTCTTGACAAATTCGAGAAATACGCTATCATAATCGCGATGAAGGATTTTATAAAAAATAATTGGAAAGAAATATTAACTTCTATATTAATAACCAACGCAATAGCTTATGGATTAAGTGATTATATAGAATATACCAAGACTTTAGCTCTATTTTCACCTTTTGTGGCAATTATTATACATTTCTTAGATAGAAAAACTGGTGGTGAGGTTAAAACTGATGAAATAATTAAAGATTTAGACTCTATTATCGGAGAACAGTCTCAAGTTATCGAAGAATATGAGAAAATTTTTGATTCTCAGTTAGTTGAACTCCCATGTGTATGTGGGGGAAATACATTTCAAGGATTATTCTCTCCAAAAACTGAAAATGTAGTAGAGTGTGAGAAATGTCATAATAAATATAAAGTCAATATCAATTATGACTCTGTAATGATTAGTGAACCATTGAATTTGGATAAAACATTCAATGAACTGGTTGGAGAAGTTTGATTAATTAAAACCGAACTATAATAATCTCGTATGATAAATATTGCGAAAAAAGACGGCTCAAATGAAAGTATGAGTATAGATGAATTTAGTAGATGGATGTGTTTAGCTGAAGCATTCTATTTTATAGAAGAAAAGGCTAAGGAATTAAAGGTTGATATTGAATCAATGTTGAAGCCATTGGCTATAGATGCATATATAAAAGAAAGATTTGATGCAATGAAACATGATGTTTCATGTGAATTGAAACTAGGAAATATTTAATTCCTTTACAATATCGATAATATCTTGAGTTGTTACAACATCTTTAAAGTGTTCTTCCAGTTCTACTGTAGGTAATCCCAATTCAGTGAATCCAATATAATAATTTTTGAAACGTTGTAATAAGTTATTTGGGTATGATGTACCGTTTGGACGTTCAAATCGATGTAACCATCTTAAAAATGGTAGGCACATGGTAGTCCTACCATGTTTTTTATATTTTTCATGAATATATCCTTCTTCCCCGCCAAATCCTCTAAAATCTTTATTATAACCCAACCAAGAATCTTTTCTACATGAAACAAGTCCCATTCCCTGTGCTGGAATTTCAAATGGTTCTGAATTAATGTCAATACCCCTTGGATCTGTCCCCCATTGTCCCCACATGTATCCAGACCATCGTAAATCGAAATGAGTTGATATAGATTTCATATCATCGTACACCAATGGACCTTGAAGTAAGTTTCCTTTATCTTTTTCAGAGTCATAAAAATCTATTAATTTTTTAATAGAACCCGGTTCTACGAATACGTGACTATCTAAACACATCACATATGGGGTATCTGCCAACTCAAACACTTTATTTTTAACGGTAGTTGATTGATATTTGGTGAATGGTAAGTATTGGACAGGCTCCTTTATCCACTCTATAAATTTTCGAACATATTCACCATGCTTACCGTTGGGGTTATTATCAATAATAACAAATTCCACATCATTTAGAATTTCTCTATGAAACATACGTATGCTTTGTATAGTAAAGTATAATCCATCATAATCATCATGTGTCGCCATCCCAATAGTTAATTTCCTCATAATATTAATTATTAAAAGTTCAAAGCATTGCAATAAGAATCACAATTCTTAAAAGTTATTGTGGTTGGGATAATTGTAGAAGTAATTGTAGTGGAAGTTGAAGTTGATGATGTGATTATACTCCCAAATAAATTAATTGGTGGGGGAGTGGTTAGTAATTGATCATTTTGAGATACATTTTTAGTAGTGGGGGTTTTAAAGGGGGGTTTTGGTAAAAATGGTAATGGATCTGGCCATGGACAACATGTGGTAGTAGTCGATGACGAAGTAGTAGTCGATGACGAAGTAGTAGTCGATGACGAAGTAGGTGGGGGAGTAGTCTGAGTAGTCTGAGTAGTCTGAGTAGTCTGAGTAGTCTGAGTAGTCTGAGTAGTTGAAGATGATGATGATGAAGATGATGATGATGAAGATGAAGATGATGAAGATGATGATGGTGACGACACCGTATACACAGTGTTGAGATTTTCCGCAGTAATATCCCCGAATACCGCATAGTAATCCCCAAAGGGATTACATGGTGATGTGTATTCAGATACTTTACTATATACCCCAAGTTCAGAAACAATGAACCATGCATTTTCTGATGTGAAACCATTACCATCCCCCCATATTATGGAAAATGCTCCACGAATGGTGTGAGCACCATCGAATTGGTTATTTGAAAAATTCCCAATTATATCAACACCTTCTTTGGCAACTGGATTCCCAGTGTCCGGTGTATAATCCACAGTTAAAAAAATAGTATCTGGATTGCAAATGGGCATAATATAAGACTCCTAGATTATATTGAATTAGTATTAAAATTTTAATACATTACAACCAGTATCACATGGAATAGGTGGTATTGTTGGTGTTGTGCTGGTAGTAGTGATGATAGGTGGTAAAGTGGTAGTTGTGGGGGGTAATGTTGTGGCGATATCAACATTTAAAGGATTAAATGGTAAAGTATTCTGGATAATAATATTCGATGGGGCAGCACCGATAGATTTTAGTTTTGGTATCGGGGGTGGTCCCGAAGGTGTTGCTGGAACTTTTGGCATACAAGGTACACAGTCACTATTACTTTCTGTAGGCACCATATTATATAGGAGGTGTAGTTTCTCCGCGTATTATAGTATACGTATTGGGGGAAACTGATGTCAAAGGTTCAAAATTCATATATTCATATGCGGGGGGTGAAATATTTCCCTGCGTGTGGAAATTTTTAATATAAAATTCTGATGTATATATACTTAATGATGATATGGGAGAACATAATGACATACCGGGATATAATATAGTATTATCATCCATCCAACTGTATGAAGTTAGTGGCAATACTAATAAATTTTTATACTTATTAGTATTTTTATAATCAATATACAGAGTTTTTCCAAAATTACAAAATCTAAATCTCAAAGTTTTATAAGATGATTCAGATATAACAAAGGTATTATCTAATGTTGATAATGATTGATTATATATAACATTATTCTTATCTCTTATAACTAAACTTTGTGGTTTTATCGATGATCGGGGTAATCCATTGGCATATAAATTTGATAATGTGGAATATCCAGTAGAATCAAATACTATTGATAATGCGATGTCCCCATTACTGTAACTTGGTCCTAATATACCTAAATATTGACCCGGAAATGCGCTTATTGCTGATACGGATGTTAGAAATGTACCTATCCCACATTGCTCATCAGTTATATTTTCACATTTATATTCAAAACTCCAAACAATATCGTAATTTGAATTATATTGATTATTTGAATCAATTATTCCAAATTGTTTAGAATTAGATGGTAATAATATATCTGGTGGGTAAGATGGCATACATTAATATGATATGTTCAAAGTTACGATGGCATCGAGAACAGCAGGGCCATTACTACTCATAATCTGGACATCACAACTTGTAGATGTTATAGATATCGTTCTAGAGCTACAATTCATTGGAGTATTCCCAAAAATATTAGTCATGGGATATAAATTGGATGTTAATAAATCATTAAATAAGAATCTATAATGACCAGCCGATAATTTGATTACTTCGTCCATTGCTAAATTTCTATGATATAATACTGTATCTGTATTACCATCATACATCGCAAGTATTTGATTAGATTCTACTAATAAGTTTGAATTTAATAAGTTTATTGGAGTATTGGTGACATTTACTCCATCGGAAGTAGCTTTTAATCCCCCACCACTAATAGTTATGGTTTTATTTGATACATGAGATGTTGGTATTGTTGATGATAATGTAATTTTTCCCGAATCTAAGATTATTGGGAATTTTACTAAATCCGAAGATACCATATTAGCCGAAATCGCTGGAAAAGGAGTAGTTGTAAGAATAATATTAGCCGATAATGAATTTATAGGAATATTTGTTTGATTTACTCCATTTAC